AATGCTATGCCAGTTAATCATTACTTTCAAGGTGGCAACGGCATTGGTAATCAAAACGAAAAAAGATTACACGAAGACTTAATAGTTGAAGGTCTTAAAATTTACGGCCACGATGTTTATTACCTACCTAGAACACTAGTCAATAGAGATTTAATATTAGGAGAAGATACAACTTCTCGTTTTGATGACTCTTGGTTGATTGAGATGTACATAGAGTCTACTGAAGGTTTTGCAGGTCAACAAGAAATAGTTTCCAAATTTGGATTAGAGATTAGAGAAGACACTACATTTATGGTGTCTAAAAGAAGTTGGAACTATCACGTGGGTATGAAAGATAGTTTGATTGCTGAAGGCAGACCAAACGAAGGTGATATAATATACTATCCTTTAATGAACTCATTTTTTGAGATTCAATTTGTTGAAGATCAGGAACCTTTCTTTGCATTAGGTCAATTACCAGTTTACAAATTAAGAGTCACTCGTTGGGAATATTCTTCAGAAGGACTTAATACAGGATTGGATTCTATTGATGGTGCTGAAGATAAGTACACATTAAATCAATTAAATTACAAATTTAGTTTAGAGAGTGGTCAAGTTGCTTTAGATGGTGAAGGATCAATAATATTAGAACAAGATTTACCAACAGGTGAACCTGCTTTCTTAATGAACGAAGACTTTACAGAATCAGCAATACAAACTCAATCTACTTATGCTTCTAATACAGATTTAGATACTGAAGCAGGGTTTGATACTTCTTCTGCTTTAGATGATATATTAGACTTTACTGAAAGAAATCCATTTGGAGATGAGGATAGATAATGTTAGGTAATAGATTTTATAATCAAAGTTTTAGAAAACTAATTATTGCATTTGGACAAGTCTTTAATAACATAGTTATTCAAAGAACAAATAAAACTGGTGGTGTAACTGCTAGAATAAAAGTACCTCTTGCATATGCACCTAAAGAAAAATTTATGGTGAGATTAGATCAACAAGCAAATTTAAATAGTAGAGAATTTGCAACATCATTACCTCGTATGGGATTTGAGATAAAAGGTCTTAAATATGATCCTAGTAGAAAACTGACTCGTGTTCAAAAATATTCACAAGTTAAAGAAAACGAAGATGGTAAGAAAACAGAATATCATTATACACCTGTTCCATATGACATTGATATGGACTTATATATATTCACAGCAACTGCTGAAGATGGTTTACAAATTGTTGAACAAATATTACCATACTTTCAACCAGATTATACGGTGACTATTAATGCCGTACCTGCTTTAAATGTTAAAAGAGATATTCCTATTACATTAGGTAATATCAATTATGAAGATAGTTATGATGGAGATTTTACAAATAGAAGAGCAGTTATATATACTTTAAGTTTTACTGCTAAGACTTATCTATTTGGACCTATGAACAATCAAGGTGTTATTAAAAAGACTCAAACAGATTTAGGGGCAGATACGGATCCTAAATTAGCAAGAGAAGAAAGAATTGTGATTATACCAAATCCTGAGAATGCTGATAGAGATGATGACTTTGGATTTACAACAACCATTAGTTTCTTTGATGATGGTAAGAGATATAATCCAAGTACAGATACAGATGAGTAAATTGGAAGATAAAGTAAATGAAATATTAGGTGTAGATCATAAAGCACCTATTGGAGCAAGTGAATTTAAACCACCTGTTGAAAGAAAAACTGGTGAAGTACAAATAGCAGTAGAGAAAGATATTAATACTGATTATGATTATAGTAGAGATAATTATTATAACTTAATTGAAAAAGGACAAGAGGCAATACAAGGTATACTTGATATTGCAAAAGAAGGTCAACACCCTAGAGCATATGAAGTTGCAGGACAACTAATAGGACAAGTGGGGCAAACGGTTGACAAATTACAAGACTTACAAAAAAAACTAAAAGACTTAAAAGAGTTGCCAAATAAAGCAAGTCCAAATATTAAAAACGCTTTGTTTGTTGGATCAACTGCCGAACTACAAAAAATGCTAAATAAAAAAACTGTGGAGACTAACACAGAAAGAAAAAGTGAAAATGAATCTTTTAACGGCAAAGACATCACACCAGAATAATTTTAAGGAGTCCTGTGGGCGACTTTAAAATTTTAATACTAGCATATTTAATAGGTCATAGTCCTATTGAAACACAACAAACCTTTCAAATGCAAGGTTGGTTTAAAACTATGGAAGAATGTAAAGAGCATTTACTTGAACAGAAACCAGATGGAAGATATGAAGTTATGAACGAGTTTGTTATTGATGGAGAATTTAAGTGGGATTGGTTAGTTGCAGGTTGTAAGAGTGATACAACAGGAGAAGAATTTAAAGTTTGGCCTGATTACCCTAAAGGCAAACCAAAAGAATTAGAGGGTGTAGATTTTGAATTGGAGCATTTTGATATATGATATTTAAAGAGGTAGCAGGACTAGATGTATTAAGATGGATTTCTAAAAGATGGCAAGGTGATAAGACTATTATAACTGCTTCAAATAAACTTAATTGTTATAAATTACATACTTGTAATGAAAATTATTATTTAAAATGTAATGATGAAACTAAAGATTTGAAAGGTAATATTTTTCAATGGGTAGATTTAAAAAAGTGGCAGTATATAGCGGCATTTGAAAATGATACAATGATAGGTGCTCAAGCATATGTTTTAGTACCATCAATAGGAAGAATGTGGGATGGTTTTATACACGCTGAAAATAAAGAAATTGCTATTGCATTAAACAAAGAGTTGTTTCATAGAACTAAAGATCAATGGAAAATTAATTATAGTGAAGTTACACTTCCAGGTGGAGAAGAAAGTGGACTAACGCTTGAAGATTTTGAAAAAGAATTAAATTATAAGTGTTGGTCACATTGTTTTGTACCAGATATGTATAAGTATTATAGAGTAAATGAGTTAACTGAAGCAATGCCTAATCCTGATGAGTTTCAAAAAAAGGATAAGACATTAGACACATTAAATTGTCGTAGAAATTTTTTAAAAAGATTTCCTGATTCTTTTGATGAGGGAGGACATAAGGAGTAAATATGGTTGGAACTAAATTTGATGTAATAGGAGATTATGGATTTCCTGAAGATACTTTTATAGGTGGTTGGTTTATACCTGGTAGTATATGTGATGATCTAATACAACTATTCAAGGATAATAAAGAACATCATAAACAAGGTGTTATAGGTGGTCCTTTCAATGTTAATAAAGAAAAAAAGGACTCCATAGATATGGGTATACATCCTGCTTATGATGATCCTAGATTTAAAGAATATACAGAAGCATTAAAACATTGTGTGGACAGATATACTGAAAAATATCCAGAAGTAAAAGAGTTTAATAAATTTGGTATGGTTGAAGGTGCAAACATACAATACTACCCACCAGGTGGAGGATATTTTGTTGAGCATTGTGAAAGAACATCTATGATGGAAAATCGTTGTCTAGTATGGATGACTTATTTAAATGAAGTGCCAGAGGCAGGTACACATTTTAAATACCAAGATACAACTGCTCCTGGTATGAAAGGTTTAACATTAATTTGGCCAACTGATTTTACACATACACATAGAGGTGTAATTTCTAAAACGCAAGAAAAATATATAATAACAGGTTGGATGGGTTATGTCAAACAACCAGGACAAAGTTATGAGTAATACAGACGCATATTTAGGTAATCCTAATTTAAAGAAAGTTAACACACCAGTTGAGTTTACTAAAGAACAAATAATAGAATATAAAAAGTGTGCTGAAAATCCTGTATATTTTATGGAAAACTATATGCAAATTGTTTCCCTAGATGAAGGTCTTGTGCCTTTTAAGATGTATGATTTTCAAAAGAAGATAGTAGAAACTATACATAATAATAGATTTACAATTTGCAAATTACCTAGACAATCAGGTAAGTCAACTACAACGGTTGCTTACTTAATGCACTATGCAATGTTTAATCCAAATACAAATGTTGCTATACTTGCCAATAAGTCTTCTACTGCTAGAGATATATTAGGAAGACTTCAACTTGCATATGAAAATTTACCAAAATGGATGCAACAAGGTGTTATCAATTGGAACAAAGGTAATATAGAATTAGAAAACAAATCAACCATTGTTGCCGCTGCCACATCTTCAAGTGCTATTCGGGGAGGTTCTTATAATATAATATTCCTTGACGAGTTTGCTTTCGTACCTACTAACATTGCCGAAATGTTTTTTAGTTCCGTTTATCCTACAATATCTTCAGGACAAAAAACAAAAATGATTATAGTATCAACTCCATATGGTATGAATCAGTTTTATAAACTATGGGTTGACGCAGAAAAAGACAGAAATGATTATATTCCAATTGAAGTACATTGGTCAGAAGTTCCAGGCAGAGATGAAGCGTGGAAAGAACAAACAATAAGAAATACATCACCAGAGCAATTCCAACAAGAGTTTGAATGTGAGTTTTTAGGATCGGTCAACACACTTATATCACCAGCGAAAATTAAGAGTTGTACTTATTTTGAACCTATTAACTCAAAAGGAAGTGTAGATCAATTTGAAGAACCTAAAAAAGGACATACTTATGTTATAACGGTTGATGTCGCAAGAGGTGTAGATAAAGATTATTCAGCATTTATTGTATTTGATGTAACTAAAATGCCATTTAAAGTTGTTGCTCTTTATAAGAACAATACAATTAAACCTTTTGTGTTTCCTAATATCATTGCTGAAATAGCAAAGAGATATAATCAGGCACATATATTAACTGAAGTAAATGATATAGGTCAACAGATAGCAGAAGCATTGCAATTTGAGATAGAGTATCCTAATGTATTAATGACTACACAAAAAGGTCGTGCTGGTCAGATATTAGGTGCTATGTATAGTGGTCGTGGTTCATCTTTAGGTATTCGTATGACTAAACAGATAAAAAGAGTAGGTTGTGCTAATATTAAGACACTTATTGAAGGAGATAAGATGGTAATTAACTCTTTCAAAATTATAGAGGAAATGTCAACCTTTGCTAAAAGAGGTCAATCCTGGCAGGCTGAGGACGGTAGCAATGATGATTTAATGATGTGCTTAGTTATCTTTGGTTGGTTATCTAATCAAGGTTACTTTAAAGAGTTGACGGATCAAAATGCTCGTCAGCAGATGTATGTTGAACAATCAAAACTAATTGAAGAAGATATGGCGCCATTTGGTTTTGTAGATGACGGTATTAATGAGGCAGAAGAAGAAACTATTGATGAATATGGAGATAGATGGATACCTGTGGTTCGCAAAAACCATTAGGTTTTAATGTATTATAAATATCAGTATAGTATGAAATTTGACTATGGGCGTATGAATAATACGAATTTTGACGATAAATGAAAAAATTAGCTAATTAGAGGAGAATAACTTATGGCATTTCAAGTATCACCTGGTGTTCTCGTACAGGAAAAAGATTTAACAAGAATCATTCCTGCAGTATCAACTTC